CCTTGGTGCCTGCGGTGATGTACAGACCGGCTTCGACAGTATTGCGGTCGCCCAGCGGAAAGCCGATACCGGCGTTCGCGCCGATCAGGCAGCCTTCGCCGACGCTGATCACGATGTTGCCGCCGCCTGACAGGGTGCCCATGGTCGAGCAGCCGCCGCCCAGGTCAGAACCCTTGCCGACGAACACGCCAGCCGATACACGGCCTTCGATCATGCCCGGGCCTTCGGTGCCGCCGTTGAAGTTGACGAAACCTTCGTGCATCACGGTGGTGCCTTCGCCGATGTAAGCGCCCAGACGTACGCGAGAGGTATCGGCAATACGCACGCCAGCCGGTACTACGTAGTCGGTCATTTTCGGGAATTTGTCGACCGAGAAGACTTCCAGCAGCTCGCCTTTGAGGCGCGCTTCCAGTTGACGCTGGGCCAGTTCGCCCAGGTCGATCGCGCCCTGGCTGGTCCACGCCACGTTCGGCAGCAGCGGGAACACACCCGCCAGGCTCAGGCCGTGCGGCTTGACCAGACGATGGGACAGCAGGTGCAGCTTGAGATAGGCCTCAGGCGTAGAGGTCAATGCAGCGTCTTCGGCCAACACAGTGGCGACCAGCGGCTTGTGGCTCTCGGCCAGACGGGTCAGCAGGGCGGCCTGTGCAGCGTCGACCGACTTCAACGCTTCTGCCAGTTTCGAGGCCAGATCGGTATTGAAGGCGATGGCCTGATTGCCCCCGGTATAACCCAGGATCGGCGCGACGGCGGCGACGATTTCAGCGCAGGGGTTGAGCAATGGCAGGGCGTAGAAAACTTCCAGCCAGGTGCCTTGACGGTTTTGAGTGCCGACGCCGAAGGCCAGGCTGAACAGGGAAGTGGACATGCTAATACCTCTTTAACTTTAAATGGCTATCTCAATCAGGCGATAGCCGCTGCGTACAGTTCGGGTTTGAAGCCAATCAGGGTTTTGCCGCCAAGATCCAGCACGGGGCGCTTGATCATCGACGGTTGGGCGAGCATCAGTTCGATTGCCTTGTCCTGGTCGAGGTCGGCTTTCTGCGCCTCGTCCAGCTTGCGAAAGGTCGTGCCGGCGCGATTCAACACTGTCTGCCAGCCGTGCTCGTTGCACCACTGGGTCAGGTGTTCGCGGTCGATGCCCTGGGTTTTATAGTCGTGGAAATCGTAGCTCGCCGGTTTTTCATCGAGCCAGGTGCGAGCCTTTTTCATGGTGTCGCACGCCTTGATACCGTAAAGGGTGTAAGTCATTGATTTAAATGGGCTGAGCGGGTTCCCCCAAAACTCCCCCAATATTCCTCCAAAACAGGTGCGCGGGATTATGCGACATCGATCCACTCGGCGCCACGACTGTCACGGTACATGTCGGTCATTCTCGCCGACCGGTGTCCGAGCAGCATCTGTGGATCTCGGCCTTCCGCCGCGTGCAGCCTCGCCGCAAGTGAGCGCATCTCGTGAAATGTGGGAGGCGTCTTGCCCAGATCCAACCCGAGCCGTTCGGCCGCTCTCTTCCGAGCGGCGGAAAACTCTTTGCTGATTGTGTCGAGCATGATCGGCGAGCCAGCCTTTGCCCTACTGATGGTGCGCGGATGATGCACCAGGTGTTGTGACAATACGCGGTCACGGCACTGCTTGATCACTGCCCCGAGCTCCAGCCCCAAGCACTCAAGGCGTAGTTCGGTGCTGATCCTGAGCCGTGCCTTTGTCTTCGACTGGATCACGTGCAGATATCCGTCGTGCTCGTCCTTGAATACCATGCTTGCGATGTCCTCCCGCCGCTGACCAGTCAGCACTGCAAGCTCCATGGCCCGTTTCAGCCATGGCTGTTTCGCGTCCTTGTATATTTCCTTCCACAAATCCAGCGTCAACCGCTCGCGCTTGATCGTCACCCTGGCGGCTTTCGTTACCTCGACTGGGTTGACATCCGTCCAGCCCGCCGCCATGGCCTCCATGAAAACGTCCCTCAGGAGCGACCGAAGCGCCCGGGCCATCTGGGCCTTTCCTTCTTTCGCCAGCGCTCCGAGGTAACTCGCCAGCGCCATCGTCGTGATGTCTCTGATATCAATCTTGCCGAACTCAGACTCCAGTCGATTGAGCCGGATCAGCACGTTTCTAACACTTGACGCCGCCAGCCCCCTCTCCCTGTAAATCGTCCGGTATTCCTTAATCCATTCGGCAAATGGGCGGGCATCCGGTCGTTTGGTATCGATTATCCTTTCGACAAGCGTCGGGCGAACACTATCGGCGAAGTTCGCCGCCATTGCCTCACGTATCGCGGCCTCTTTATCTTTGCCGAGTCCGAAACACCGCCCACTGACTGGGTCACGGTATGTGAAATACGTAACCCCGCTTCGGCTGTCCTTTTTCTTGTAGAGGTTGGGCGGTAGGTCTTTTGATCCAGGGTTACGCGGCCTTGGTGCCATAGCGTGCGTTCTCTATCCGGCTGATAAGGCTACCGCCCGCGATACGCATGGTCGGCTTTTCGGGTTCGCTGTAGTGGGCGTCAGCTTCCACATAGTAGCTGCGCCCGTGCTTTACCGGTGCTGGCGCGATGCGGCCCTCGCGAGCCCACTTGCGCAGCGTGTCCCGGCTGGGCGGGGTCTTGAACTGGTCAGTCGCCCATTCCTCAAGCGTCATCTTTGCCATGGTGGCTACCTCCTTCCGGGGTCTATGCGGGGTTGAGTCATTCGTCGTCGTCTTCACAGCGCTGGCGGCCAGTGACTTCGTAGGCAAAGTCTTCCCAGCGACGGCGCTCCGTTCCGTCCATGCCATTCCAGTTGGGTGCTACGTCAGATGACGTGACACTTCCCCCTTTGAAAACCATCGTTCCGCAGTTGCTGCCAATGTCTTCGTCGGCGAATACCACGATGATCTCCGCCTCAGGGTGTTTGGCCGAAAGGGCCTTGTAGACAGGTTCTGGACAGGACCATGCAGTCTCAAACTCAAGAATTTCCGAATCGTCCCAAGGCGCCTGGTTGCACGCGTTCCACTTCGTCCCCCACTGATCGCGGGCGAAGTCGAGGCTGTGGAAATATCCGATTTGCCGTTTATTACGCAGCATCTGAACGAACTGCTCAAACTGCTCATCATTGAGCTTGAGAGCGCTTGTCCCTTGCCGGTTGGATTGCTGTAGCGAGGCGATAAGCGGGTGGCTGTCCAGTGGCTGCTGCGTGATCACTTCTGCACACTGCTCGGCGGCGCTATCGATACCGCCCCAAGGGAAGGTGCCGGTGAATTGGATCAGCATGTTGAAGTCGATCCGGCCTTCGGCGTTGATCAGCGAATTCAGCACCTCTTTAGGGGCGCTGACTTTGTTGGTTACCCAATTTGGCATAGCAATAGTTCTCCCGCCCGCCGTACACCGGCAGGCATGTGGATAGATGGGGAAGGGGTTAGGCGTCCTTGAACGGGACGACGTTTTCAAGCTCGCGGCGAACGCCGCCGGATTCACGGAATGCTTTCCACTCTGCGTGGTGGGCCGGGCAGTAATCGATATCTATGCCGACCTTGGCTGAGTGATAGCCACAGATCGAGCGGTCGCAGGTTTTGCCGTCGCCTACTGGGTAATCGCAGAGATTTATTCCCACGTCGCCACATTCGGCGCAGTGCGGTCCGAGCTGGCCGCACATGACGCCGATCTTGCGCCGGTCTTTGTCGTAGATGGCGTAGCAGGTCATGACGCCACCCATGGGGTTAGCTGCGTGTCATATCCAAGCATCAGGGGATGCTGCGGCTGACCTGATTTGGTCGTGCCGAAGTGCAGGACCGGCTTTCCACTGTCAGTGAGCAGGGCAAGCATCTCCGCAAAACAGTACCTGACGCCTTTTGCAACCTTGATGGTGTTGCCCCAGCAAGGAACCAGCACATCGGCCTCATCAATTATCCGGCGGATGTGTGCCAAGTTGATCTGGTGGTTAGAAGGGGTCGGCAGCCCATTTACGTAAGTTCGAAGATCGTTCGAAAATCCAATATCGCGCGGGTCCGTCGCGCGGTAGCAAAAGACATTTCCGACGATGAACCTATGACCGCCATTGCGGACTGTGAAGCCTCGCCACTTGCGAACGGTGGCGTCATCCAGTGTGGCGTCGGCGGTGGATGGGTTGATGCCGAAGTAGGCAAACACTTTGCTTCCTTCAAATGGCAGGCCGCAGTCACGGTCAAGTCGGTAGCGGTAGAGACCGCACTCACTGATTATCGCGGACACGATTGCTCCTCGCCGCATACGCAGCAGGCAATAGGGATAGGGTGGAGCCGAACGGGCGGCGGGGTTACTGCGAGGTGGCGGGGTGCGTTGCGTTCCACTGCTCGAAGGCTTCCTGCGTCGTGGCCGCAGTGATCGTCTCGTCACAGGTGTGACAGAAGGCCTTGCCCTGGCATGCTCCGACGTCGCGGTGACCCTGCTTGCACGGGTTCATATGCCAGTCTGCATCGGCGATATCAGCGTCAGTCGGATATTCTGGCCGGGCTGGCGGGTAGGCATCTGCCGTCATCGCCTGGTCAATGGCCGCACGCAGGTTCTCGTTGTAGTTCTCGCCGATCACCCGCTCATGCGGCTTATCCATCCAGTGCCCGATGATCTCGACGCTGGTGCTGTGGTCGCCGGTGTCTGCAATCGGGCTGCTGTGATGGCGCACGTCCCAGTAGTTCACCTCGATGGAGTCGAGCCGCGCCTTATCCTGCTCCAAATCATCGATGCGCTGATCCGCCACGTTCAAGCGCTGCTGGAGTGCGGCGATCTCGGCCTGCTGGCGAATCATGTGCGTGCGGTGATCTTCCTGCCGGATTAAGGCAACCGGCTGGATGTATTCGTGCTCAGCTGCACCATGCCTCCGGTAGTAGTGTTTGAGGCTCAGCTTGCTGAACTGATCACCCATGACGTCGCCTTCATAGAAGTGGCCGACAACCGCCGGGTCTACATTGGCGGCCGGTAATGGCGCGGACGCGAGCATGGCGGCCCAGCACAGCTTTGCACGGAACGCCGCTTGTTGGCAGCCGCTCATATCTTGGTAATGCTCCCAGACTTCCTCATCGGTGAAGCCCTCGTCTGGAACCGATTCGAATCCGTTTATGACCATGTTCTCGGTCGGCTCGACCGGAACCAATTTCCATTCCTGGCTCATCGCCGTTGCTCCACATCAGTGGTGATTGCCTGAACTACCAGTGGGCCGAGTAAGCGAATATTCAGCTTGTCGTCTCTGAATGCTCGATTGATTCGCCCTTCGGCTGCCTCAAGTGCCTGGCTGTAAACCTGATCGAGCTTGCAATCAGGTCCCCATGATCCGAGGTTCGTCAGCTCAATGGTCAGCGTGACCTTTGCGCCCGTTGTCGTTCGTACGACTGGCTTTCTCATAACCCCTCCTGCGGATACGTGCCCACTTCGCCCTGGTCGGCGGCGTTGGCGATTTCATTGATCTGGCGCGCAAACTCTCGCGCTTGCTTGGGCGTGATGGTTGAGATGGGTAGGCGGTGAAGGCTGATCGCTGTACCGCCTTCCGCAAGCTGGTGGATCGTCGCCTTGATAGTGTGGCGCGCTGCTGGCGCTGGAGCGTTCATTGCTCTTCACCGGTGTAGATGCGCCAATTAACCTTCTTACCCTTCACCAGAAAGCCCCAGTCCCCTTGCCAGCGACTGGTGATGAAGAGAGTCCAGACTCCGCCGTCGCTGACTGAGTCGATACGGTGGTACTCGAGGTGGCGAAGTTGCGCGGTGTCGCCCTCGGCCCGCTTGATCCATTCACAAGCGTCGCGGGTGATCCACTCAACGAACCTGGGATCTGGGTTTGAAACAAAGCCGGACTGCATAGCCCGCTTCCACTCCTCGCTCGCCTGCCGCTGCTCGACGTACGATCCGCGCAAGATCACGGTGCGGGCGTTCCAGGGATGATCATGCAAGTCCCGGTCGGCGTCGGGTCGCTTGATGTGGTGAATCCGAATAGACCACGGGAACCACACTAGCTTCCCTTTGTGAGTCACGCGGTCGTACGGGTTGAACAGCCACCAGCGGCCCATGTACATCTCGGTGCCATCGGCGGACATGATGTGCTGGTAAGGCGTGTGTTGGGCGCGGGCAATCAACCAGTCGGCAACCGCAGGGCGCGCCAGCAGCTTGGCAAGCAGGCGCCAGATCAGATCTTTCATTTGAGTGTCCCTGTAACCCAATCAGGTTACTTTTCGAGATGTAACCTATTGAGGTTACTTTGGGGTTGGTCAGGCGGCGACGGCCTGGCGTTGAGTTGCGCGCCATGGGTCGTTGGCGCGGGCGAGGGCGGCCATCGGCGGCGGGCTTACGCTGTTGCCGCACATGTGGACCTGCTCGGTCTTGGTGAACGGCTTGCCGTCGGCGCCGTGCGTGATGATGTAGTCCAGGGGGAAGCCCTGCGCTCGGTACAGCTCGGCCGGTTGCAGCATCCGCAGCCGGATATCCACGATCACGTAGGGGGTGCCCTTGACCATGACGGTGACCAGGCCAAGCCGATCCTTGGTCGTGATCGTTGGCGCCGGCTGATCGCACGAGCTCATGTTCTCGGTGCCGTAATAGCTGATCAGGAACGCAGCAACCCTCAGCGCGCCTTCTTCATGCTCGGGCGAAAGCTCAAAGCTGACCAGCGAACTCTTTCCGCCACCACCGGCGGTGATCGTCGGCGACGGGTCGGTCAGTGCCTGGCCAACGCTGGCGCCGAACTGACGCTCCATGAAAGCAGTCATCAGGCCGTGATGGGTGCCGCCAGCGCTCACAGTGTGCAGTGGCTCATCCGCTGCCCGGGCGTCACAGTTGCCGCGCAGGTGCAGGAGACTCGCCGTCACCAGTTGCTGCTGACTGCCGGTATTCGTCACCGTGGTCATCGGGTCGTTGAGGCTTTTCGCGTCGGTGGTGTTGAAGCCGCCATTCATTTGCGCCATGAACGCGGTGGCGATGCCCATGGCGTGGGCGGCGCCAGCTGGGCGCTGGTAGTTTCCTCCGCTGGTGATGGTCGGAAGCGGTTCGTCCAGCGCTTTGCCTTCGTCGTTGAACCGGAACTTGACCAGGTGCGCCGAAGCGATTGAATGTCCGCCGCTGGCGGTAACAGTGCCCAGTGGGTCGGCGGCGGATTTACTGCCGTCCCCCCAGCGCTGAACACCGCCTGGCTTCCCTTCGCCGTGGGCCGCCGTGACCATCACCGGGCTGATCAAGGTGAGTTCACCGCGGTTGGCGCAGGTCACGGTCGGCAGAGGTTCGAGTGGATCGTTGATGCGGTCGCTGCCCTGGTGCGTTGCTGGCGCGATCACAGGGCTGACGACAGAGAACGAACCGCCTTTCGGGTAGGACGTCACTGTGCGCAGCGGCTCATTCATGGATTGCACCGCCTCGGTCGACCAGTTCGCGATCGGCACGATAAAGGGGGTAGGGTTGTCGATAACGAACTTCTTCATGCCTTTGGCGATGCGGCGCTTGGTGGCGTCCGCCAATTCATCCTTCCGGCCGAAAATGCTTTTGCCCAAGTCGCTGAAGTCGATGCACTCGGCAGCGGTGCGGTATTTCTGCTGACCTTTCGCGGGCTTCTTGGCGTGTGTCGGCTCTGGCCACACAATCGGCTGACCGTCGCAACGGGCGATCATAAATAGACGCTCCCGGCTGGTCGGCGCGCCAAAGTCGCAGGCCTTGATAACACGCCACTCGACGGCGTAGCCCATGCCTTCCAATAGCTGTACGAACCGGCGCCAGGTGGTGCCGCGGCGCTTCGGATCAGGTACAAGAAACTGCTGTCCTACCGGGACAACCTCGCCAGGTGCAGCAACAACCTTCTCGATGACTTCCTTCCCCTTGGCGTTCAGCACGGTCACAAGCTTGATGGCCCGGCCGGTTTCCTTGTCGCGCTTGGCGACCAGCGGACCCCATTGAAGGATCTGCTTTACGTTCTCCAGGCTGATGACGCGCGGCTTCTTCTTGCCGCCCCACTTGAGGCCAATCCACGACAGGTTGCGGATCTCGCGCTTGCGCGGCTGACCGCCGGCTGCCTGGCTGTGATGGGTGCAGTCCGGGGACATGTGGAACCATCCAACCGCCTTACCTCCGCATTCCATATCCGGGTCACCTTCGAACACATCGGTCGTGAAGTGCTTGGCGCCCGGGTGGTTGACGGTGTGCATACTAATCGCTTTGGCGCTGTGGTTCTTCGCCACGCTGACTTTGCGGCCGAGGCCCATTTCCAGCCCGGTCCCGGCGCCGCCACCACCGCAGAAGAAGTCCACGACGATCTCATCGTCTTGCGGGTCGAAGCCAAGGCCGTACTGCGTTTTGAAATCGAAGGAGTGTTTTTTCTGGTGTGCGGACATAGAGGATCCTCGCCGGTTATATTGGCGTTTCCGATTGAGAGGGAATTCGAAATGGGGCAGCTATTGAACGACATCATTTCAACGTCGGTCGGCGGTGCAGCTGGTGGCGCGGTGGCCGGACTGGTTCTGTACGGCGTGCAGCAGTTGCACGTAAAAATAAAAGACGGTCACGACACCAAGCGGGTGATGTCTTGGATGCGTGAAAATGCTGGCAAAGACAGTCGAATGCCCTACCGAACCACCCGGGCTATTGCGAGCCACACGAATCTAACGATGGACCGGGTTAGGTACCTATGTAGCCACTGTCCAGAAATTCACATGTCTCGCGGTGTCAGCGAAGACTTGTGGACGTTGAACAAGGATCTTGAAGACTTCCGTGAAAGCATGGGCCAGATGAAGACTTGAGCATTTCAGGGGGAAGGTTCGGTGGCGAATACGTTGTCATTTGGGTTATTAAGCACTCTTGGAATAGAGGACATGCTCAATGAAGTCAGCTTGTGAAAATACTGCGCGATATCGTAGGAGAACGCTTATCGGATGGGTCGTAGTACTTCTACTCGCGGTGCTATTCGTGCTGTTCACCTGCTGGGTGCTAGACAAGCTATTCATATTCGACTTTCCCCCGTCCCCTATGCTGACGCTCAGACAGCTCCCTAAGGACGGCGAAGCTGAGTTTTTTGGGGGACTCCTCAACTCAGCTATCTCAGCGCTCGCTTTCACCGGTCTGCTGATCACAATCTTCCTTCAGCGGTTGGAATCTCGTTCCAACCAAGCGAAGCATGAAGCGGTAATGCGGGATCAGCGTTTTTTCCAGCTTTTAACCCTAGCCAAAGACGCGACCGCCTCTATTTCCCGCGAAGGCGAGATAGGTCGGACGGTCATTGATAAGGGATGGAAAAACCTTTGCGATGGGCTGCCTGAGCACTCTGATCTAAGCGGATACGACCGTCTCTTTAACGTTGTGAAAGAGCTATATTCCGATTGGCGTGACGAAAATTGGAGATACTTTGGCAACTACTTTGAATGTCTGTTTGTGATCCTAGATAGGCACGTGTTCAGGGAAAAATCGCTACCCGATCGTATGTTCTTCTTCGATGTGTTTCGCTCTCAGCTGGGGGAGGCAGAGAGGAACATCATGCTGTATGAAATGCTGGCAAAACCTCACTGGGCTGAAGAGCTTAACCAACTCGATTCGCTGGGCATGTGGCGAGGAATTGCTCATAAATTGTCCGACAAAAGGCCACACTTGATAGAGCAGGCGCAAAACTTCAAGCGTCTACAGGATCTGTTGAAAGCAGTTCCTCCTAGAAGTGATTGCTGACCGGCCGAATGCTGCGCGCGATACCGGGTGTCTTGGTGATCGCGCCTTTCTTGATCATTGCGGTAATGCGGTCTGAGATCGCATTACCGTTCACGCTCGCGGCTTTCGCCATCTCGGCAACTGTCGGCGAGTAGCCGTTCTTCTTACGGTAATCCGCTATGAAGGCCAGCGTTTCGGCCTGCACCGGGGTCAGTTCATTCTTCGTCTGCATCTGGATCTACCTGGGCCATACCTGCGGCTTTCAACCGTCGCGCTAGTTTGGGAGTGATTACGAAAGCTGATGTATCAGGCTTTCGAAGTCGCCGAGACTGCTCTTCGTGCGGCATCGACAGAAACGACAGCGCCAGATCTTGCCACAGTTCCTGCAGCTGGCTGTACCCATGGTCTGCCATAGCTGTGGTGAGTCCTGAGCGCACGCCGATAGGCATGTCAACCTTCAGAGTTTCGATTGCCAGCTTGGCTTTTTCGGCATTCTGCCGCTCGCGGTACGCCGCTGAGTGCTTCGCGGCTGCTGTCTTTTCCATGGGATGCCTCTTTGATCTGCTGCGCCGGCAAGTCCAGCCAGGCTTGCCGGCGGCGCTGGTGCACGCGGTTGTTTATTTTGCGCATTAGGTAGGTTCGGCCAAGGCGATGCCGTGCTCTTTGGCTACGCGCCGGACGGTGCGGCTGTCGATGCCGATTGCGGTGGCGATCGCTGACGCCGTGTTGCCTGCTGCTGCCAGCTCACGAACCCGAGGCTCGTGCCTGTCGCGCTTTGCCTTGAGGTTCTTCGGGTGGTTGCCGATCGCGGTGAACGGTATCTCTCCGCTCACGCCTGCCGGTACATCCTGAACACGCTTGCCGGTGGCCAGGTAGTGCTCAATCTGGGCGCTGAGGCTGGCGATGATCTGTTGCCGGGGATCAGCCTGCGGAGCGAAGTTCATTGACGCACCTCGCTGGACAGGCTGACTGTCACACCGGCGGCGCTGTCTTCCAGCTTCTGTGCGTAAGCAACAGCCCGGGCGAAGTCGAAGCGAAATCCGCGCACCTTGTCGGTGGTGCGATCCACGATGTGGAAAGCGTGTTTCCCTTTGGCAACCACCTGGAAGCGCACGGGCTGGGCTGGCTGTTCCTTTCCAATCATGGCGTAGAACTCCGCGGTGGCGAGATGAGTGCGGGCGCGCATGGCGTTCAGGCCATCCACGCGCTGCTGAATGATGGGGTGCATGTCCTTTCCTCAGATGGTTGCGTGTACTCGTCAGCGCTCTGACCGCCTGCTATTTGCCGTTTGGCGCAGGGGAGAGCGCTGGCGGGTAAACGCCGGGTGAAAAAAAGCCCCGCCAAGACAGGGCTTTTCGTTGATGCAGGTTCACAACGCCTCCGTACGTGAACCGATTCGCCTGGCGCTGCGTGAGGCAGTAGGCCGGGTTCGATGTCGTTTACATGGCTGCAAATCCTCTTTCCGGAGTGATGTTGGGAAGTTGTTGCCCCGCTTTTTATGACGCGAGTATTGCGGGGCGCACCCGTCGCACGGGTGGAGCAGGTGGCCGGCGTATGGCCGGGTGTTCGTCCGCATCCCGCTGCCCACTCGCTGAATGGGCAGAAGTGATGCTTTACATGTCGTACGGAGGCTTTTCGCCGATGCGCTTCAGCTTTTCCTGCTGGAAGACTTCGGCGTAATCGAAAGCCTTTGCTGCCACCTGGTCAGCAGGTGTCGTGCCGCCGATCAGCAGTCCGACGAATGCTGCAGTAGCAAGAGTTTCGATATCATCATGTTCGTTGCGGGTCATGGGCGTTCCTCAGGTTGGGGATTTCCCAATGCAGCCTGGTAACAAGCCGCATGAGCGAAATCAGATGAACGCCGTCAGCGTCTTGGAGCCGTCCGGATTCACCGTAGTCAGGTGCATAACTGGAGAACTGTGCGAGCGGCGGCCTTGGCTGATGACTTGATTCGCTTGGTTGAAGCGTTCGTTGAAGCTGCCCTCGCCATCAGGGAGGTGAGTGCTACATACCAGGCTGGAGCAGTCCTCACCGTTAGGTCCCTCGCCGTCGTGAGCGATATCGAAGCTGGCGATCATTGCGATGCCATGTGCCTTGGTGATCGCGATGATTTGGAGCATCAGCGGGCTGATCTGGCAGTCGTAGATTTCTTCTTTGTTCACGGTGTCACCTCCGGTTGATTTCCCGTCTGGCCCTGTCTCCAAGGCCAGCCAGTGAAATCTGTTTTGGTATTACTTCAGCAAACGGGCCTGCCGACATGTCGAGCAGGGGAGCAAGCTGTATTGCGTACTGTTCCCTGAACTCAATTGCCGTTCGGCGTCAGGGTATGTCTTCTGGTTTTTAAAGAGCGGCGGGGCGCCGCCCCTTCGCCGTGTTGTCGCTGGCGATGGGGAAACTATACGAATCCTCATAATTCCGGTCAATACGTTTTTGCATAAAAGTTCTTCGGCGACAAAAAAAGCCCGCGCATGGCGGGCAAAGAGGGATTCGAATTTCAGTCTTCTTTCGGTACGGTCCAGAAGACCTGCACATGACCGTCGTCACGGTGAGCGATGGTCACATTGTCATTCTCGGCAATCTCGTCCAGCAGCTGATCCCAATCCTCAGGCCTGTCCGTAGGTAATCGCTCCAGCAGCGCAGCCCTGGCCTTTTGCGCTTTGGGAGAATTGATGATCGCCTGGACGCGCATGCCGAGCATGCCGTAAGTGGTCTGAGCTGCTGGTGGAATCGAGTTTGCCTTTGCCATGTGTACCTCCGTTTACTGTATGTGCATACAGTATTTCACAGTAGGAAATTTCGCAATACGGATGGAGTACAAATGTGCTCTTTTGGATCTCAGGCACAAAAAAGCCCGCGGTTGGCGGGCTCTCAGTGGCGAAGATATCTTGCTAGGGATGGATAAACTTCGCAGCGCTGAACGTCAATCCCGCGAGCACCACAGAGATCTGTACAAAGCGCCATGTGGCATCGCCGATCGTCTTATGCATGTCGGTTGAAATAGAACCGCGGAGCGCCTCAAGGTCGGCTTTCGTGGCCATAGACTTTTCAACGGAGTCGAGTTTGGTTTCGACTCGTGCAAGGCGCTCTTTGATGTCTGGCAGGGCTTTCTCAAGCACCTCAACTCTCTTTTCCAACGCAGTGTCCTCAGGGGGGCCGCCACCGCCACTGCGGCGGCCTTCGGCGATCTTATCACCTTCTGCCTTCATATCTGCGAGTTGCCGACGCAAGAACGTGAGGTCAATGTTGTCACTCATTCTGGAATCCCGATTTACTGCCGACTGAATCAGCCAGCCTGTCGAACTCGGCGATCATTTTCTCGACGCTTAGCGCTGCTTTCTCGGCTTCGGCACGGGTGTTGTCGCTGACATTAGGGTCTGACTTGATGGCGTTTGTCAGCTCCATCAATGCCCTTGTCTGGTGCAACGAGACGGTGAGCAGGGTTCCAAAATTCCTGCTCACTATGTCGCCGAGCGCATCGCTACCACCCTTTCCCTTGCCTTCATCGTCCTGGCTCATAGCTCACTCCTTTTAGATTCTTCCGAGAACTTTACTTGGGCCGAGAATGGCGCCGACGTAATGAATGGTCTGAATTTGCGTCCACGGGATCGTCACGCGTTCGTAGGCCGAGTTGATCGACATCAGGCTCACGCCCTCATCGTTCTGAAACAGCAGCTCCTTGACCATGCTCTGCTCATCAACTGTCGTGACCATCACGTATTCGCCTGGCACGAGCCTGTGGTTTGGCTCGCACACAGCAACCCAGCCACTCCGGATCGCTGGTGCCATCGAGTCGCCGCGCAGCAGTAAAGCGTAAGCATCAGTGTCGCGGGACCAAGTCTCAACCCAGCCTCCAGCGTCCTCAAGGCCAACCCAATGGCCGTCCGGGCCCATCTGTGCAGTGCCCATGATGTCGATCCTTCGAGCGGCGGTAGTTATTGGAGGGCCAGGCTCGACGTTCCCTTCCAAAACTACACCCTGGCTGTCTCCGCCAAACATCAGCCATGTAGGTGACGTGCGCAGCACGCGGGCTATTTTCTCAATAGTTGGCTTGCGCGGACTTGAACTTTCTCCTGAGAGAATGCGGTTGATGGTTGGCTGCGGCACCCCTGAGCGACGGCCCAGCTCGCTTTCGTTCAGATCATGCTCGACCATCTTGGCGCGCAACCTTGTCGCCACATCCATAAAACCACCATGCGTACACGTATAGCCGAGATTGTATTGCCTCGAGCTATCCGTTTTCGTATGATCTGTTATGCAAATACTCATAGAGGTCGATCCATGACAGTTCAAGAAATGTTGAATCGCCTTTTTCAGCTTGGACTGTCGCAGGCAGATATCGCTGAAAAATGTGACTCCACCCAGCCCACGATTTCCCGTGCGGCAAATGGCGCGCAGGTTCGATACGAGCTTGGAAAGGCGATCGAAGAGCTTTATCACGCCGCTACTACGCAGGCTGCGTGATAGCGAAGTTGGTTTGACAGAAACATTTTGCAACGCGTGATGGCGCGCAGCCACATAAACAAATTTGAGGTTTTAGGGATGCAGGAATTTCTGAAGGCATGCCACGCGGTTGTTCACGACGCCGACACTAAGAATCTCGCAACTCTCATGGGGATGCCCTCGATCAGCTTGCTCCAGCGCGCGAACGCTGAGTACGACAACGCTTGGTTCAACGTGAAGCACCTTTACGCGCTGATGCTGCACACCGATGACATGCGCCCGCTTGAAGCATTGGCTGGCGAATTCGGCTACGTCGTCACGAAAACCGTTGCACCGGCTGCCATCGATGTTCATCAGGCGCTCGGACGAGTCGCATTGGAATTCGCCGAGTTGACCGTCGAGACGCATAACGCCATGAGCGACGGTCGGGTGGATCAAGTCGAGCGCGCTCGAATCATGAAAGAGATCGCGCACGTCAAGGCAGCAATTGCCCAGTACGAAGCGTCGGTGAAGGTCGTCGCCTGAATCGCAGGCAATAAAAAAGCCGGTGGCTAGACCGGCTTCTTCAACAACACTTGTGAGGTCCGATTATGCACACCACGACCACCCAGAGCAATAGCCCTCCTAATACGTCAGTTTTCATCGTTCAACCAGACCTGTCGCGTCAGGTGATGTCGTCGCGCGAGATCGCCGACCTGACAGGTAAGGCGCACAAGCACGTTCTCGTAGACATCCGCTCGATGCTGGCCGAGCTCGAAATTGACTCAGCCGAGTTTTCGGCCCAGTACAAGGACGGCACCGGCCGCAGCCTTCCATGCTTCAACCTTGATCGCGAACTGACCGACACGCTGTTGACCGGCTACAGCGCCAAGATGCGACTGGCTGTCGTGCGCCGCTGGCGAGAGCTGGAAGAGCAGGCCGCACCGCGCATCCCCGCGAACTACGCCGAGGCCCTGCAACTGGCCGCCGACCAAGCCCGAGAGAACAGCCGGTTGCTCGGCGTGATAGAGCTTCAGGCACCGAAGGTAGCCGCCATTAAGCGCCTGGCCGCCGCCGAGGGCGCGATCTGTATCACAGATGCCGCCAAACAGCTCGGCATGCCACCGCACAAGCTCTTCGACTGGATGGAGCAGAACCGCTGGATATTCCGTCGTGGCGGGTCTAAGCGCTGGATCGCGATGCAGCCTCGCATTCAGTCGGGCTATCTCAAACACAAGGTGACCGCGCTCAAGCCCGACATCGAAACCGGTATCGAGCGTGCTGCGATGCAGCCACTGGTAACTCCCAAGGGTCTGACCCGCCTTGCTGAAGTCTTCCAGGAGCGCGCGTGATGGCTGGCGATTGGATCAAGTTCGAACTCACCACCCTGGACAAGCCTGAGGTTTGCCAGATCGCAGACGCGGCGAATATCGACCCAGACGCAGCTGTTGGCAAGCTGATGCGCGTGTGGGGCTGGTTCGACCAACAGACGGAAAAAGGTAACGCTCCGAGCGTTAGTAAAAAGTTACTCGACCGCATGGTTGGCGTTACCGGTTTCTGCGATCACATGAAATCGGTCGGTTGGATGGCAGAGGCTGATGGTGTGATAAGCCTGCCTCATTTCGAACGACACAACGGCAAGACCGCTAAAAACAGGCTTCTCACGGCCAAGCGCGTTGCTAATCACAAATCTGCTAACGCAAAAGGTAACGCTGCAACCGTTAGCGATGCGTTACCTAAAGAAGATGTAGAGAAGAATAAAGAACCTCTCTCTGCGCGTGATGCGAAAGATCCTCGCATGCCCAGCGAGATGACCCTCACATGGACGCCGGACCCAAAAATTCTGAAGACCTATGCGCTGCATCAGAGCGTAGCCATCGACCTGTTCACGGACAACGTCCTCAAGGCTTTCACCGGGCATTACGAACCAAAGGGGCAGGTCAACACCGAAGCCGAATGGGTGAGCATGCTAGTGAAGTGGGTCCGCAACGACCTGAACCGCGCTTCCAACGTCAAGCCATTCGCCCCCCGCCAGTCGACCCAAGATTTCAACGACGACGACACCGACTGGAATGATCTGGGGGTGAGCCAATGAACAGCGTTGCCACCGTTACCTCTGGGTTGTGGGCCAAGGTTCAGTCGGGCCAGTACATCGCGAAGGATGAGGCGCTTCCTGCAGACGTTCAGGCAGAGCTCAACCGGGAAACCGCCGTGGTGATCAACGGCCTATTCCGCCAGTTGCGAGCCATCTTCCCGGCGTGGAAGCAGGCTTGGCCGGACATGGCGTCGTACAAGGCCGCGAAGAAGGAGTGGCTGCAAGCGTTTCTCGAAGCGGGGCTGCGCAGCCTGGATCAGCTGAAGTTCGGCCTGATGGGCGCTCGCCAGTCCGGGAAGGACTTTATTCCTGCTCCTGGTGTTTTCATCGCCTGGTGCACGCCGACTGCTGAAATGCTTGGCCTGCCAACACTTGAGGCTGCCCATCGCGAGGCTTGCCGCAATGCCCATCCGTGCATGGCGGGGCAGGGGAAGTGGAGTCATGACGCTGTCTGGCACACCGCGAAAGAGTGCGGGTTCGAGAACCTCAACAAGCTTCAGGCGCCGCTCAGCCTAAAGCTGTTCGAGCGCAACTACGCGATCACAGTGCGCAGGCTGATTGAAGGCCTGCCGCTGAAGAAGATGCCCTTGGCTTTGCCTGATGAGGTTGCTGCCCGCCGCACACCGGAAGTTGGTAACAGCGCGCTGGCCAAGATTCGCGCCATGCGTGCGGGTGGCCGCCATGCGTAACCCGATGCTGGAGCCACCAGCCGTCAGCACCTACCAGTTCGCCGTGTACAGCGGTGCATACAAGTACGACCTCACCTCACAGCCTGAGCAACCCCGAGCGCTCTTCGCCGACCGCGCGATGGCAACCAACTATGCCGCAAGCCTCTGGCCGAACACATTCGAAATCGTAGACCTCTGGGAGCCTTACCCATGAAGACCCTGCTTGCGCTGATCGTCGTTGCCCGTTGCACCTGCTCGCTGATGCAGTGCGCGTATTCCAACCAGGTGGCCCCTGTTGAATATCAGTTCGGGGGCGGCCTGTGATTGCGGCGCAACCGAAGTTGTTCAAGAAGCGCACCCGGGCCAAGCCGGTCGACCGCGAGGGCATGGAGCAGGCTGCACTGTTGCGGGAGCTGAAGCTGCGCCTGCCAGCCGTCGAAGCGCTGATCTACCACGTTCCCAATGGTGGCCAGCGGCACAAGCTGGTGGCGATCAAGCTGAAAGAGCAGGGCGTGAAAGCGGGCGTTCCTGATCTGGTGCTGCCCATGGCCCGCGGCGGCTATTTCGGCCTGTATCTGGAATTCAAGGCCACGGTGCCGAACGACGCTGCCGTCTCGGCCAGCCAGCACGCATGGATTCGCCAGCTCAACGAGCAGGGTTATCTCGCGATCGTGTGCCGCGGCCACTTCGATGCCATGGAGCAGATCCGCGCGTACCTTCTGCTCCCTCCTACAGTGGTGGCTGCATGACGACGGCAGCCGTGAAAATCACCGAGGCCGAGATCAAGCGCCAGGCCGCCGGCGAAGTCCGAGACCTGCGTGATTATGAGCACCGCGGGCTGTACCTGCGCTTCGCCAAAGCGCGTACCCGGGCGTCTTGGTTTCTGGTTGTACGGGGCGAGTGGAATCGGATCGGCAGCTATCCGGACTTGTCCGTGAAACAGGTCGTCGCGGCGCTCCCTGACATCCGTCTGCGCTTGGACGCAGGTGCGAGCACGAACCTGTCCAAATGGCTGACCGCTGGCGAGCTGCTGGAGTGGTACGGCGAGCGGATGGCGCGTGATCGCAGCCTTTCCGATAAGCGTAAGGACACCGCCGCATCCGCGATCAAGTGCCACCTGATCCCGCGCCTTGGCGCTGCACCGTTGGCCGATATCGACAAGGCATTCCTTGATCGTGAGCTGATGTGGCCGCTGCAAGAGACGCTGTCCATTGATTACGTACGGCTGGTCTTCCAGCTGCTGGCGCTGGCCTTCCGGCAGGCCCACAAGCTCGGGCTGATCGTGAGCAATCCGCTGTCCGCGATCAAGTTCAGCGACTTCTCGAAAGCCAAGGTCACCGTCAAGCCGTCGCGGTTGCGGGGCGTACACATCGAGGAGCTGCTGAGCCTGCTGCTGCGTGACATGTTCCCCTTGATGAATGACGCCATGCTGGCGCTGATGATGCTCTGCCATGGCACCCGGATCGGCGAAACCCGTCAGGTGCGCTGGGACCACGTCAGCTTGGCGGAACGGGTGTGGTTCCTCCCGGCAGCAGACACGAAGACCCGCGTCGAGCATTACCTGCCACTGACCGATCAGGTCCGGCACCTGCTGATGCGTTACCGCGAAGTGCAGATGGCTCGCGGGTATCACGGGCCATTCCTGTTCCCTGGGCGTCGAGGCAAGTCGCTGAGCGAGAGCCAGGCCAGTGCCGTGTTCACCAGGCTGGGGAAGGGCGAGTGGACCAGTCACGATCTGCGCAAGCTCGCCCGAACCGGCTGGGCAGATATCGGCATTGACCATCTGATCGGCGAGCTGCTGATCAACCACGCCATGGGCCACAACGTGAAGGTGTACATCCAGTCGGACGTCATGGCCCGCAAGCGTGACGCGCTGGAGAAGTGGCACGGGTATCTAGACGGCAAGGGCCTAAGCATCATTCTTGGATTGACCGGCTTTAGATCTGGGGATTCCGATAAACCGCTACAGGCCACGGCGCATAAGGGCTGCGACCCCATTCACGAATCAACCATAGGCGAGGTTTCAAAATGAGAAATTACCACGCTGTTGCCTGCTTGGCCTGCTCCGCAATCGGAGATGTTGGAGGCAATTCGGCCAGCTTCAAAAACTCATTCACCGAGCTGAAGGTTTGTGGTCGCTGCGGGAGTCGGTCCGGATGGCGCGACACCGTCGTGGTTTGGGTGCCCGCTTGGAAGTGGCTCAACCCTCTGACCTGGGGACGCGGCGAGTGGATCGAGTGAACGGTATGAAGAAGAACCATGGTCCTGCCTTCCGCAAGGAGCTGAAGCCGCTGATGGAGTGCGCTGTTTGCCGTGGAACTGGCGTCACCAGTGGTGTATTTCACCAGCTTGATTGCACCAACTGCCATGGGTCCGGTTGGGTCTGCCAAGCGACTGGCGATGCCTTGCCCCTCGAAGACCTGGTGCCACAGCTGAACATGAAGCTGCGCAACATGGCCGCCGAATTGAACCGTGCTCGCCATGCCCAAGGCGGCGCGCACGAGCAGTACGAACAGAACAACCGCCGGGGCGCCGGTGGCACGAATTGGACGGGGGATTGATCGATGGGCATCTATAAAGACGTGATGGGGACTTTGGTCCGGGTGCTGGCCGCTGACAACATCGATAACAGCACGAAACAGTCATGGCAAAAGCTGATCGACGCCGACGCGCGCCAAGGCGGTACCGGGAGCACCATTTCGGTCCGCGACAAGTTCGACTATGACTGCTGCCTGTATGCGTTGCTGCATCGCGAGCTGGATCAAGCTCACTGGGATGTTCTGGTGGCCAGGTACTCGACGCACAAGGCCAACAAAGTCGCTTCAATCGGCAGGCTCGTGTCGCGCATGAGCTCGCCTGCGCCCCAGTTGTTCATCTATAAGGCGCTCACGGCTTGGGCTATCCCAAAGCTCAAAGGCGTGCAGACCGGTAAGCGCTCCACCGACATGATCGTGCTGCCCACCGAGTTCTACGACATGAACACCTGGGATCCGGCTGGTTCGCCTGAACGGACTCGTCGCAACTGGCGCACCGGCATTCATAAGCGCTTGGAAGCGCTAGAGGAAGCTGCCGTCATCCATGCCACAGAGATATTCGACGCGGAACAAATATTCGTGGACGCCGCTTGACCGTGATGGCCGTTTGGCCGTAAATTTCACCCATCATGTCGATCTTGCGTGCGGTGATACGCGACGACAAACAGAACATACGAAACCCGGCCCTCGCGCCGGGTTTTTTCGTTTCCAGCTCCCGTAAAGGGAGGACATTCGGATGCCGACGATGCCCGAAAAGACGCCTGAATTCTGGGCAGCACTCTGGCTGGCCTTGAGCAATCCACTATGGCAGGGCGCGATCATGGCCTTCGCAATCTCCCTTCTTCGCATCATCTGGGACGCCAAGGAAATCAGCGTTCGCCGCACCTTGGCTGAATCATTGATCTGTGGCGGCCTGAGCCTATCGGCCAGCACGCTGATTGACTGGATGGGTTGGCCGCCGAGCCTGTCTGTTGCAGCTGGAGGCACCATTGGTTTCATCGGAGTCACAGCAATCCGTGAGCTGATTATCAGGTTCCTCGGTCGCAAGGCGGATTCGATATGAAGGCTTTCGCAGCAGCATTGATCATCTTGCTTATCGGGGTGTTGCTGGTGGGAATCCAGCAATACCGAGTTGTGGCGTTGCGGGCCGAGGTTGCTGTCGAGACGAAGGCCAAGACCGACGCCCTTGACGCGAACAAGGAAAGCCAAGCCACGATCACCACGCTGCGAGCGGAAGCCGCTCGCAATGCTGCCTATCAGGCGGACCTGAGCAACCGGCTCAAGGCAAGCGAACAGAAAGCCCTGAAGGCGAGGAAAGACTTTGAAGACCTCAAGCGTAAGAGCCCGGCTGTTCGTAAGTGGGCTGATCAGCCTCTGCCTGACGGCCTGCGCGGCAAGCCAGCCAGCTCCGGTAAAGACAACAGCGGTAAGGCTCGAACCCCCTGAACTGGTCCCATGTGAGCGCATCAGCGAAAGTGACGAAGACGTCGCACTGAACGGCGACCTTTGGGCGTTGAAGGATCGGGCAGTGAACCTGCTCGATACCTGCGCAGATCAGGTAGACGCCCAAATCCTGAGAAGCAAATCAAAGTGAGCAAGCGATGAAGCTGATCCTGAAGCAGATCCCCTCGCGGATCGACGTAACCGCGCTCAGCGACGAGCCAGGCCTGACAGTGCCTGGACCGCCAGATGCGCATGCTCTCTTTGCTCTGTTCACCGAAGCGGGAGACATGCTGCCCTGCCAGGTCAGCACAGCTTTGTGCAGCGAGGCTGGAGGCGCCATGCCACGGCTCACTGTGACGTTCAATGTCGATGGCAGAGACATGGTGGTTGAGGGCCATGCCCTGTAGCGCATGCGCTGCCAGGCGCGAACGAATGAAGAGGTGGATGAATGTTAGTTACGAACGAGCACGCGACCTCCTTGTTGGAAAGGGTAGTGGCAGCACAGGAAGCCCAGGCCAAGGCGACGCAGTTGATAGCGGATCGGCTCGACTTGTTGATACAGGCGATGGCCGAAGAGAACGTGGCTGAAGATCCAGATGCTCAGCCTCTCAGATACATGGACGGGTCACCGTGCCGTTGAGACCACAGAAGCCGTGCAATGCCCAGGGCTGCAACGTGCTCACCCGTAACCCTCGGTACTGCGATGCGCACGCGCATCTTCTTAAGAGTGCAGCGCGTGCCAAGCCTCGCGAGAGCAGCACCAAACGTCACTACAATTACAAGTGGCAGCAGGCTCGGGCCGGCTGGCTGGTCAAGCATCCGCTGTGTATTCACTGCGAGCAGCGCGGTCGAGTCACCGAGGCCAGCGATGTCGACCACATCATTCCTCACAAAGGTGACATGACCCTGTTCTGGGACCGCGGCAACTGGCAAAGCCTGTGCGGTCCGTGCCACTCGGCCAAGACAGCCGCCGAGGATGGTGGATTCGGCAACGCGCGGCGCTGAAATCCAAAAAAACCTCGAAAAAACAGAAAAAATGCTTGAAATGAGACGAATTCTCGTTTCAGGGGTGGGGGAGGGTCAAAAGTCCAGGGCCTTTGGCTTCTAGACCGCGCCCTCAGCCTTTCTTACACACCCGCGAAATTAAAAATCCAGGAGTTGCGCGATGGGAGGCACCGCCACGGTCGCCGGCCGTGGTCGCAAACCCAAGCCAACGGCCAAGAAACAGCTGGCCGGTAACCCTGGCAAGCGGGCGCTGAACACCGCCGAGCCCCAGTTTTCGAAGATCACACAGATCGACCCGCCCGAGTGGTTCAGCGAACGGGCGGCCACGATGTGGAACATGATTGTTCCCGAGCTGCTGCGCGAGAACGTCGTCGCTATCACCGACCTGCATAACGTCGAAGCCTTCTGCAGCGCCTATGACAACTGGCGCATGGCGCAGGAATCAATACGCGAGCACGGCATTATCGTGACGGGCGCAACCGGTGGCCCGATGAAGAACCCCGCGCTAACGGCGGCGAATGAAACGATGCGGCAGATGGTTACTTTCGGCTCGATGCTCGGCCTTGACCCTGCGAGTCGCACGCGCCTGATCGGTGGCAACAAGGAGAAAGAAACCAACGAATTCGCCAAGTTACTGAGCTCATAAATGACCAAAGCCCTGCATCCCAACGTCGATAAGGCGATGGCGTGGGGTAGGTCTGTGCTCCGTGGGAAGGTACCGGCTTGCCGTTATATCCACCAGGCAATCCAGCGTCACTTCGACGATCTGGCGGCCAGCCGCAAGCGTGGTTACCGGTTCAAGTTCGACCCGGCCAAGGCGGAGAAAAAGCTGAAGCTTATCCAGCTTCTGCCCCACACCAAGGGCGAATGGGCATTCAAGCGTCAGTTGATCAGCCTGGAACCCTGGCAGCTTTTCGGAATGGCTGTCACGTTCGGCTGGGTTAAGAAGAAGGGCGGGCACCGGCGGTTTCGCGAGAGCTACTGGGAGGTGCCGCGCAAGAACGGCAAGTCGGTGATCGCCGCCGGCGTCGGCATCAGCATGTTCGTGGCCGACGGCGAGTTCGGCGCCGAGGTGTACTCGGGCGCCACCACTGAAAAGCAGGCCTGGGAGGTTTTCCGGCCGGCCAAGCTGATGGTCGCCAAGTCGCCGATGCTGGTCCAGGCGGCAGGAATCGAGGTCAACGCCTCGAATATGAACATCCCCTCCGACTTCAGCCGCTTCGAGCCGCTGATCGGTGATCCTGGGGACGGTGCATCGCCTAGCTGCGCGATCGTGGACGAATACCACGAGCACCGCACATCGGCCCAATACGACACCATGCTCACCGGTATGGGCGCCCGCCGGCAGCCGCTGATGTTCATCATCACGACCGCGGGCGCGGATATCGAAGGTCCGTGCTACGACAAGCGTCGCCAGGTCATCGAGATGCTCGAGGGCACGGTGCCCGACGACGAGTTATTTGGCTTCATCTGGACGCTCGACGAAGGTGACGACTGGACCGACCCGAAGATGCTGGCCAAGGCCAACCCAAACCACGGGGTGTCGGTGTTCCAGGAGTATCTGGAGAGCCAGCAGGCCCGGGCAATTCGGTCGGCACGCTTCACCAACACGTTCAAAACCAAACACCTGAACCTCTGGGTTAGCGCAAAATCCGGCTTCTTCAACATGGAAGACTGGAAAGCCTGCGAAGACACCACGCTTACGCTCGAGCAGTTTGAGGGGCAAGAGTGGATTGCGGGCTTCGACCTAGCGCGCAAGTTGGATATGAACTCGCGAGCGCGGATTTTCTGGAGGGTCATCGACGGCAAGACCCATTACTACAGCGTGGCTCCTAAGTTCTGGGTGCCGTATGACACCGCCTACAACACCGACAACAAGCGCATGTCGGAGCGGTTCCAGGCTTGGATCAACTCCGGACATCTGGAGGTTACCGACGGCGCCGAGATCGATTACCGGGAAATCCTTGAAGATACCAAGGAGGCTAACCATCAGGCGCCGCTTCGCGAATCACCCATTGACCCTCACGGAGCTACGGGCTTGAGCCATGACCTCGATGACGAGGGTTTCAACCCGATCACCATCACGCAGAACTACACGAACATGTCGGACCCCATGAAAGAGCTCGAGGCGGCAGTAACCGCCGGCCGGTTCCACCATGACGGCAATCCGATCATGACTTGGTGTATCGGAAACGTGATCGGCAAGAACCTGCCGGGCAATGACGATGTCGTGCGCCCGATCAAGCAGGGCGAAGACAACAAGATCGACGGCGCGGTCGCAACGATCATGGCGGTAGGCCGGATCCTGATCTTGGTCAACGACAGCAGCGGCAACATTAGCGACTTCTTCTCAAAACCAATCATCGTTGGATAACTGGACTGACCATGAATACAGGCCTGCTCGTATTTCTTCTGGCGGCCATGGCTGGCCTGTGCCTGCTCGTTGGCGGCGTATTCGTTCTGTCCGGTCTGGGCTGGGCACTAGTGGCTGGCGGCGCTGCTTTCTTGGTCGCTGCGGGCTTCGTTCGCAAGGGGCTTACCGGTGAGTAAACCTCTCAAGGCTGTCCTACAGCAGGCGCTGTTCAAGTCGGCTGAACCCGGGCTTATGAAGTCGTCGCTGGCCGGATGGGTTGGGCGCCGAATCGGTCTGGGTGATTCCTCATTCTGGAACAGCTTCTACGGGACCGACTCCGCATCCGGAAAGACGGTTAGCCAGCAAACGGCGCTGCAGCTCTCCACTGTCTGGGCGTGCGTCCGCCTGATTGCGGAGACACTGGCCACGCTACCTATCGCGCTGTACGAGGACCAGAACGGTGTGCCCGTCGTCGCCTCGACTCACCCTGTGCACCGCGTGATTAGCATGCAGCCGAACGCTGACCAGACTCCTGTGGAGTTCTGGGAATGCGTGGTTGCAAGCTTGCTGCTCAGCGGCAACAGCTTCAACGAACCACACCTTGTGGGTCGCGATGTTTCGTCGTTGGAATTCATACTGCCGCAGAGCGTGTCGCCGCCGAAGCGACTCAGCAATGGCGCTATCGAATACCGTTTCATCGATAGCCTGGGCAAGCCTCATACCCTGCTCGACGAGCAAATGATGCACACCCGCGGCTTTGGTACTGACCCGCTTTATGGACTCAGTCCATTGTCGATGGGGCGTAACGTCTTCGGCGCCGCGATGGCGGCCGATGAGTCTGCCAGCAAGATGTTCGCGAACGGTATGAAGCTGGGCGGCGTGCTTTCTACCGACCAGATCCTGAACAAACAGCAGCGTGAAGACATCCGCGAGGACATGGCCGCCAAGTTCGCCGGCGCCGTCAACACCGGGAAGACCATGGTGCTGGAAGCGGGCATGAAGTATCAGCAGGTGTCGATGACGCCTGAAGATGCTCAGATGCTGCAGACCCGAGCGTTCAACGTCGAGGAAATCTGTCGATGGTTCCGTGTGCCGCCTTGGATGGTTGGTCACACATCCAACAGCACTAGCTGGGGCACCGGGATGGAGCAGCAGATGCTGGGCTTTCTCAGCTTTACCTTGCTGCCTTGGATGAAACGCATCGAGCAGAGCATCAACCGTCGCCTACTGCGGCCTGATGAGCGTCGCCGGTTTTACGCCAAGTTCAACCCGGAAGGCCTGCTACGCGCCGACAGTGCCGCTCGCGCAGCGTTTTACAGCTCGATGACACAGAACGGTATCTACACCCGTGACGATTGCCGGATTAAAGAGAACCTGGCGCCCATGGGCGGTAACGCCGCGAAGCTCACCGTCCAGTCCAACATGCTGCCGATCGACAAGCTCGGTGCCGACGGCGGTGATGCGATCAAGGCTCGGTCGGCGCTGCTCGACTGGCTCAACGACAAGCCGAAAGGTAATTCAGAATGAAGCGCAAAGACCAATCGGTGGCGGTGAAATACCGCTCATTCGACTATGACGTAAAGGCTGTCGGCGAAGACGGCCTTTTTTCTGGGTACGGTTCCGTGTTCGGGGTCGTCGACAGCTACAACGAGGTTGTCGCGCCAGGCGCGTTCCTGGAGTCAATCGCGGATGCCAAGGCGAAGTCACGCACCTTTCCGGTTCTTTGGCAGCACCGTACCGGCGAGCCGATCGGTAGCTGGGATATTGAGAGTCTGAAAGAGGACGACCGCGGTCTTTTCGGCTCCGGCCAGCTCTGGCTCGAAGATGCGCCGTATGCCCGAATCGCTAACCGAGGAATGCAGTCTCGCTCGATCACCGGACTCTCCATCGGCTACTACGTGCGCGAGTCCAGTTTCGATGAGAAGACCCGGATTCGCACGCTGACCAAGCTGGACCTGGTCGAGATTTCCATTGTCACCGTGCCGGCTAACGATGAGGCCCGCACCGACACCATCAAGTCGAAGCTGGCCCACGGCGGCCTGCCTTCGCTCCCTGAATTTGAGTTGCTCCTGCGCGAGGCAGGCTTCTCGAAAACTCAGTCTGCGGTGATTGCCAACCGTGGATTGAAGCATTTGCTCCGGAGTGAGTCCGAGGGCGACCTGGCAGAAATCGAAATTGTCGAGGCGTTGAAAGCGCGCCCGGCACTGTCTCTCCCCTCATTTTAAGGATTCATCATGCATAACGTCATGAGCAACGGCGCGCGCGCCGAAAGCCGCCAGATGCAGCGTAAAGAGCACGCTGGCGACAAGATCGAGCTGAAAGCGGTCAACGACCTGCTCGACCAGCGCGATCAGGAAATCAAGGCATTTGCCGAGAAGGCCAGCAAGGAAATCAAAGAGCACGGTACCATCCTGGCGGACACCAAAACCGTTTTGGACGGTCTGGTGAAAGATGGTCTGGGTCTGCAAGATCGCCTGCAGGACATCGAGCAGAAAATGGCGCGCCGCTTCGCTGCCAACGATCCTGCCGAGCAAAAGTCCGCTGGCGAAGAGCTGTCGGAGTCCGAGGACTTCCAAGCCCTGCAAACACGTGGTCGCGGTATTGCCCGTATCGGTCGTAAGGCGGTTACCAACATCACCAGCTCCACCACCGGCACCGGTGGTGTCGGCGTAGGCATCCAGCCTACCCGTGTTCCTGGCATCGTTGCCGGGCCAGATCGCGAGTTCACGATCCGCGACCTGATCATGCCCGGCCGCACCGCGTCGAACGCAATCGAGTTCGTTCAGGAGAGCGGTTTCCAGAACATGGCGGCGGTGCAGGCGACTGAAGGCGCGGCTAAGGCTCAGTCCGACATCTCGTTCGCACTGAAGACGACCAACGTTGTCACCATTGCTCACTGGTTCCGGGCATCCAAGCAGGTGCTGTCGGACATCCCGCTGCTGCAGAGCTACATCAACGGCCGTGCGATCTACGGCCTGAAGTACAAGGAAGAAGAGCAGATCCTTGCTGGCAACGGCGTAGGCGGCAACCTGCTCGGCCTCATACCTCAAGCCACCGCGTTCAACAACGCTCTGCGCAAGGCTGGCGACACCAAGATCGACACTCTGCGCCGAGCCATCCTGCAGGTACGTATCGCTGAATACCGTGCCTCGGCCATCGCGCTGAACCCGGTCGACTGGGCGGATATCGAGCTGACCAAGGACGCTAACGGCTCCTACATCTGGGTAAACGTCCAGGAAGGCGGCGCTCAGCGCCTGTGGAAGCTGCCGGTTGTGGACAGCAACGCTGTTCCAGAAGGTGAATTCCTCGTCGGCGCGATGAATATCGCCGCCCAGGTGTTCGACCGCGAAGACGCTGCTGTCGAGGTTTCGACCGAAGACGGTGACAACTTCCGCACCAACATGGTGACCATTCGTGCGGAAGAGCGCCTGGCGCTCGCTGTTTACCGCGAAGAGTCCTTCGTCCACGGTGAATTTGACGCGGCTTAAGTCGTCATCACCAAACTGGAGCGCGCTCAGGCAACTGGGCGCGAACACCGATGCCAGAAATTACCGTTAAGGCCATCAAGAGCTTCAGCGCCGATGGCTTGAAAACCGACGTGTCCTACGTCAAGCGCGGGTCAGAATTCCCGGTCGACGAATCTGTCGCGCGCGACCTCCTGCGTTCCGGGCTCATCGAGAATTACGGCGTGAAAAACGCAGAGAAACCTGAAAACAAAAAGGCGCCAGAACCAGCCAACAAATCCGCGCCGAAACCGTCAACCAAACAGGCAGACAAATAACCATGAGCGTGATCGCCATCGAACTGGCCATGGCCCACCTGCTGGCTGAGCCTGAGGATCAAGAGTTGATCCAGGCACAGCTGGACGCGGCCGAGGAAGCGGCAATGCGCTTCTTGAACCGCCGGTTCTTTGCCGATCAAGCAGCAGTTGATTCAGCCAGGGCAGACACCAACCAGCGGATACGCGATGCGCGCGGTGTCTACGGCATTGCAATTTCCGAGGCTGATTTGCCAGAGAATGCGGATATACGCTGCAAGCTTCGGGAAAACGCCAGAAACGTGCTGGTGGAAACCTACGAGATCATCGACATGGACGAGCGCGGAATGGTGATCAACGCCGCTATCACAGCGGCTTGTCTGCTGAAGCTCGGCCACCTGTTCGCCAATCGCGAAGAAGTTGTCACGGGAACCATCGCTACCGAGTTGCCGCTCTCTTCGAAGTCTCTTTTGATGCCTTACCGCATCAAGATGGGTGTTTGATGCTGGCCGGTAAGCTGCGGCACCGCATTGATTTCCAGACGCTGGGCGAGGTGCAGGATCCGGACAGCGGCGAGATGGTGCCAGGATGGGCGACGATCTGGGCCAAGGTGCCAGCCTCGGTGACGCCACTCAGCGCTCGCGATTTGATCGCCGCGCAGGCAGCACAATCAGAAGCCTCGGCGCGTATCGTGATTCGATACCGTGCCGGTGTTTTGCCCACCATGCGCATTATCCATCGCGGTGAGGCCTACGACATCAAAGGACCGGCCTTGCCTGATCCTGACTCTGGCCTGGAATACCTCACCATCCTGGTGGCGAAAGGAGTTAACGATGGCTGACGGCATCGAGTTCAAGCTCGAGGGAATCGACTCGTTGGTTTCCAAGCTTGAGGCGATCAGCTACGACGCCAAGCGCAAGGGCGGCCGCTCCGCACTTCGCAAGGCAGCTCAAGTTGTCGCGGATGCCGCCAAGCAAAACGCCAATCGGATCGACGACCCGGAAACAGCCGCCGCTATCTACAAGAACATTGCGCTTCGATGGAACGGGAGACTGTTCAAAACCAGTGGCAACCTCGGGTTCCGAGTTGGCGTGCTCGGCGGTGCTCGGATTCCGAAATCGAAGCCGAAAGGGGAAGATTCTGGATACCCTGGCGGTGATACCCGTTACTGGGCATTTGTTGAGTTCGGCACGTCGCACTCGGCAGCAAAGCCATTCATGCGTAATGCGCTGGCAGACAACATCAGCCTCGCGACGAACACGTTCATCACTGAATACGAAAAAGCCATCGACCGAGCAATCAAGCGAGCGGCCAAGAAAGGAACGACAGCGTGAACTCAGCACCTATCTTCGCCGTATGCGCTGCTGATGCTGGCGTGACTGCGCTACTTGGCCTGTCCCCGACCAGGCTTTACCCCTTCGGCGAAGCGCCTGAGGGCGTTGCCAAGCCATATGCCGTCTGGCAATTGGTGACGGGCAGCCCTGATAACTACCTCGCCGGTCGCCCGGACATCGACGGATACACGCTGCAGGTTGATGTTTACGGCGCCACGGCCGCATCGGCCCGCGCAGTAACGGCCGCGATCAGCGCCGCCATAGAGTTGAAAGCCTACGTGGCCCGCTGGGGCGGCGAGAGCAAAGACACCGAAACAAAGCTCTACCGGTCCAGCTTCGATATCGACTGGCTCGTACCCCGATAGCCAAACCCAAACCCAAACCCCGGCCCGCCATGTGCGGGTTTTTTTATGCCCGACATTTGGAGATCACCATGTCGATTCTGTCCCAAGGAACCCAGATTTACGCCCTGGTGCCGACAGCTGCCAACCCGGCGGTTTTCGAAATTCTCGAAATCGAGTGCGCCACCGCTTTCAGTCCGGGCGGCAACCCTGCTGATCAGATCGAGGTCACCTGCCTCAGTGATAAGGTTCGTCACTATATGCGTGGCCTCCGCACCCCTGGCCAGGCTTCGCTCACCCTCAATGCTGATTCGAGAAATGCCTCGCATGTGCGGCTGCATCAGCTTTCCGAAGATGACTCCATCGAAAGCATTCGCTGGGCCGTCGGCTGGTCTGACGGGTTGGGCATCGCTCCTACGGTTGGAAGCGATGGCGCCGTGGCTGCCCTCAGCCTGACCACGGGCGGAACGGGCTACACCTCTGCACCAACTGTTGCGCTCACGGGCGGTGGTGGTACCGGCGCGACGGCAATCGCGATTATCTCTGGCGGCGCTGTGACCGGATTCAATATCACCAGCCCGGGCACCGGATATACGTCGCCGCCATCCGTTGCGCTCACCGGCGGTGCTGGTAGTGGCGCAGTTGCAGCTGCCGTGCTGGGCGATAGCGACGACTTCGTTCTGCCAAATACGCGCACCTGGTTCATCTTCGACGGCTACGTGTCTGACTTTCCGTTCGACTTCGCCGCCAACGCAGCTGTTACCACTGCGGCAACTATCCAGCGTTCTGGTGGCTCGGCTTGGATTCCTAAGGTGGCCGCGTAATGGATTTGAGTCTCGACAACCTCAAGAAATCTAAGGCGTTCACCGCACGCCCGGTGGAAAAGACAATCGAGTGGAACAAGGATGGAGAATTGCTCAAGTTCACCACCTTTGTCCGGCCGCTTTCTTACCAGACCGCAGTAGGCGACATTGCTGCTCATCGTGGCGCCGATCCGCTGGCATCAAGAATTGCATCGAGCATCTGTAACGCTGAAGGCCAAGCCGTCTTCACAGTGGCCGATATCACCGGCGAAGCTGATCCAGAGAAAGGTGCACTTGACCCGGATCTTACAAACCTCCTTCTCATCGCCATAGGCGAAGTGCAAAACGTGGGAAAGACGAAGGCCTGACTGACATCGATGAGTTGTGGTGCGAGCTCGTGATGAATGGCATCGGGGGCCGCACCATCGCCGAGGCGCAGGCCAATCTGACTTATCCTGAGTTCATGACCTGGTGCAAATTTCGGGGCAAGCGTGGATCCCTCAACCAAGGGATGCGAGTTGAGGCTGCAGTTGCCAGGCTCGCAGCTTTCTACGCTAACTGCAGGTCGGGCAAAAAGGCGTTCAGCATCGAAGATTTTGCGCCGCATATGGATGAGCCGGTTTTGACCTTGGAGCATGCGATGGCGACTTGGGCTTGACGCTGTTAAATTGCCGTTTTCTTGGGAGGGAATCTGATGAAACCGGTAGTAACCGAGCAAACGTCAAAGAAGTACAAAGGCCGCATGCTCCTTGGTGGCATAGGATGCTGCATCGGCGTAGTGATGGTCATCGGATCTGAAAACCCCTTGCCGGGTCTGGCGGTCGTGATTGTGGGTATTGCTTTATACGCGTCGGGCCGGTTTTCGGCTTGGTGGAATCACGGCTGATAGTAATTTTTGTAAAGCCCGCTTCGGCGGGTTTTTTTATGCCTGGAGAAAAACATGGCCGGATCCCTTGGCACCCTAACGCTGGATCTTATCGCCAAAATCGGCGGATACACCGGCCCCCTAGACAAGGCGAGTCAGGAAACCAAGAAGCGCAACGCTGAGATGGCGAAGTCTTTCGATAATCTGGCGAAAGGCATCGGCACCGCCATCGGCAGTATCCCGGCGATACTTACCGGACTAGTTGTTTCGTCGGCGAGCACCGCCAAGGAGATTGCAAATCTATCCGCGCTGGCCGGACTTGGTACAACCGAGTTTCAGAAGTTCGCAGCTGGGGCACGTAGTGTTGGCGTAGACCAAGACAAGCTGGCCGATATCTTCAAAGACACCAACGACAAGCTGGGCGATTTCATCAATACCGGCGGTGGCGCGCTCAAAGACTTCTTTACCAATATTGCGCCCATGGTGGGCGTGACTGCTGATCAGTTCAAAAAACTGAACAGCAAAGACGCACTCGCGTTGTATGTCACAAGCCTCGAAAAGGCGAATGTCAGCCAGTCCGAGATGACCTTCTACATGGAGGCCATCGCGAACGACTCCACGGCGCTAGTTCCGCTGCTTCGTGACAACGCCAAAGGCTTCGACGAACTCGGTAATTCAGCGGAAGCGGCCGGCATCGTCATGAGCGAAGGCACGATCGCTGCTGCCAAGCAATTCGGCTTGGAAATGCAGGGTCTTGGTCAGTACGTGAAGTCCGCTCAGGTGGCTCTTGCGGCGGAGTTTCTGCCGGTTTTGCTTCAATTCAGCAAAGACGTGAATCAGTCCGCAAAAGACTCGGGCGGCTTGTCGAAAGTGGTGAAAGGGCTTGGTGACGACTTGGTCACCACTGCAGCGTTCATTGTCAACGCTGGAGACGGTATTGCACGGGTCTTCGACATTGTAGCCAACGTCATCGTCGGTTCTTTCGCGGAGGCTTCAGCGCGAATCAGCAATTTGTCTTCCCAGGCCAACACAGCGCTAGGTGCTTTAACTTTCGGGGAAACATCGAAAGCTTTCAAAGCTAACGCAGCTGAGTTTGCGAGCGATGCGCAGATTCAGTTTGGTGTAGCCGCCGAGGCTGCTGCCAAAATCAAGAACGATCTGGAAACGCCGTTGGCCGGCGATCGCTTTAAGGAATATGTGGCAAATGCAAAAAAGGCTGCTGCTGAGATTGCGCAGAGCAACCAAGCCATTACTCCAGGAACGGGTAGTGGAGTAGATCCCGCCGCGATTGCCGCGAAGGCGGCGGCTGAAAAAAAATCAGCAAGCGAAGCGGCTGCAGCAGCGAAGAAAATTCAGGACACATTCAAGTCAACCGAAACGGATTACGAACGCCAGATCGAACTGATCAACACCACTAGCGATAAACGTAAGGATGCGACAGAAATCGCGAAGCTGCAGTTCGAGATTGAGTCCGGGAAGTTGGTGGGGATCAACGCCGAGCAGCAGAAGAGGCTTGAGGGGCTGGCTGCCGAACTTGACGTCAAGCTTAAGCTCAAGAAGGCCAATGAAGACGCAGCCAAGCTGGCAGCCTTCGATGCTTCTCTCAAAGACAGCAATCAAACCGTCAAGGAAGGGTTTGAAATTGATATCGCCGGCAGTGGCTCCGGTGACAAGCTCAAAGATCGTCTGAAAGCCGATCTTGCCATCCGCCAAGACTTCGATAAGCAACAGGCCGACCTGCAAAAGCAGTACAACGGCGGCGACATCAGCCAGGAGATGTACGACAGCGAGACGGAAATGCTGCAGGAGGCTCTCGCCGAGCGGATGGTGCTGCAGCAGGACTATTACAACCAGATCGACGAGGCTCAATCGAACTGGATTGATGGTGTGTCCAGCGCCTGGGAAAATTACAGAGACACAGCCACCAACTTTCAGCAGCAAGCTGCGGACGCGACAACCAGCATTCTGGATGGCACCACCAATACCGTCGCCGACAACATCGAAAGCTTGGTCAAGGGACAGGAGAGTATCGGGGACTTCGTCAGCAATATAGCCGCTGGCATGGCGAACGCCACGATCCAGGCTCTCTCGCAGATGGCTGCTCAATGGATCGTCTACAAGGGCGTTCAACTGGTTCTCGGGCAAACCGGCTCCGCTGCTGCTGTCGCACAGGCAGCAATCACCGGGCCAGCGATCGCCGCGGCATATGCACCCGCCGCAGCCCTTGCCAGCCTGGCGTCTTTCGGTACCAACTCGGTGCCAGCTATTGCCGGTATCACTGCGACGACAACCGCCGCTGAGTCTGCAGCTTTGCTGGGTATGGCGCATGACGGTATCGATTCAGTGCCCCAGACCGGTACTTGGCTGTTGCAGAAGGGAGAGCGCGTAACAACGGCCGAAACGAGTGCAAAGCTCGATAAGACGCTAGAGCAGGTTCGCTCAGACAGAGCTGCAGGCTCGTCAAGTCCTACCGTCAACCTCATTGAAGATGCCTCTCGCGCTGGCCAGCAACGCACCCGCTTGAGTGATGACCAGCTCACCCAAGTCATTGATGTGTTCGTTTCCAATATTTACGAAGAAGGGAAGGCTCATGACGCTATGAATCGTAAGTATGGTTTGAGAGGGGTCGGCACATGATCGCTTACCCGGCGGAACTCCCTGTTGCGCTTCGTGAAAATTATGGTTTTGAACAGACCAACAACATCGCACGCACACAGATGGCGTCTGGACGCGCGCGCCAGAGGATTGAATTCAAGAACGCCCCGACGATGGTGCAGTTGGCGTGGATCTGTTCAAGCGCGCAGGCATCAATCTTCGAATACTGGGCCTCGCAAATGGTCGGCGCTGGTTGGTTCACGATCCCTTTGAAAACTCCGCTGGGACTCGATCCAGCTGAGGTCCGATTTACGGACGTGCCGGCCGGACCGGTCTTGATCGGCGTCGACCACTGGAAATTTACCGCGGCGTGCGAACTCCGCAAGCGGCCGCTGTTGCCTCCTGGGTGGGTCGAATTCTTGCCGGGCTTCGTAGCACACAGCGACATCTTCGACTTGGCAATTAACCGGGAGTGGCCTAAGCCATGACGACGTTCAATACTGGCAACCCAATCCCAAGCGCTGCGCCTCAGGACCTATTCGACAATGCGCAGAGTTTCGATGACGGTATGCACGGACAAGGGGACACGTTTAAGGATCGATTCGGGCGTGATCGTTACACCTGGCATCGCTTCGAGACGATGACGCAGGGGGCTTTGGATCAAATTAATCCAACGGTGGCTGCAGCCAAGGCGGCGGTGACTGCAGCCAAGGACGCAGGTGTGTTAGATATCGGTCGGTCTGTTGCGGCCGTTGATACTGCTGAGGCTGCCGCCAAGGCTGACATGCTGCAAACGGCATCAGAACTGGGTGATGACCTTAATAACAAGCGGTATGCAACTTATGCGGAAATGGTCGCTGATCCTCAGGCGCGTGATGCTGTTGTAGGTGTGGTCGATGCCGATGCAAACAGCCTGCTGAACGGTTGGTATTCTTGGGACGCTACCGCTTCTGTATGGGAACGCTTTGCTGATCAGCCAGCCAGCGGGAAAGCCCTCGACTCGGTTGGTGCTCGAACCTCTATCCTGGAAGCATCAGCAGTGCGAGCAGATAAACTAAACGACGCGCATTTCGCCTTTTCTATCGCAGATGACGTTGGCCAAGTCGCCTTCGGGATCTTGGAAGACGGATCTGTTTACGCCGGTGGCATTTCGGCCGATATCGAAGAGCTGCAAGACAGCACGGTCAAAACCACTACGTTTGAAGACACCACCAACTACGTGTGGGGTATCACCGACAGACTGGGCCGAGTAGCGCTCGGCGTGACGCCCGATGGCGCTGTTGTGGCCAACACTGTTCCAGAGAGCGTAAGTGCGGTATCGACCTACGTCACTCGTAGCCCATTGGTTTCTGGCTTGACCGTTTTGCTGGCATCGAGCGCTCTTGTCTACGGCGGGCAGTCGAATCCGCTGGCCAACGTAACTGCCGCAGCGGCTACCAGCGTTACTGAGTCGGTAACGGATTACCCGTTGACCTACATCGTCCCGGTGTCAATGCCGATTACCGAGTTCTTGAAGGTAGACGCAGCCCAGTGGCTCGGGTACTCCAGCGTAAGCATCACCTCCGTCGTGAACCAGGCGACAGGGCTGCCGCTGGTAGCAGGAGTTGATTATGCCTATACCGAGAACGGTAAGCTGGTCCGTATGGCTGCAGGTTCCGCTCTCACCGTTACTGTGAACTTCATTGGGTTCAAAGAGCGTTATGACCTGATCGTCTACAACCTCAACACCCGAGGCGTGGTTATCCGTCAGGGTGTAGAGCGTCGAATCACTGCGCATGAAGATGCCTACCGAGCCAAACCTTTGGCTGGTGACATTCCACTTTATAGTCTCTACGTGGTCGGTTCTGTCATCAAAGATATCATCGACGTGAGTGATTGGCGTGGGACCCGTCACCGATCCAGCAACGGCGAGCAGGCTGCTCTTATTGAGCAAAACCGGTATCGCTTGCGTCGTTTCCTGACCAAGCTCAACCGCGGTGATGGCGTTATCGTCACCGGCTACGGAGACAGCAACACTGCCTTGGGCGGGTCGCGCGGCGATGATTCCGCATACGTGGCCAACCGGCCGGACGTGGATACTTTGTCATTTCAGGGTGACTACCTGATGTCGACCTTCGAAGCCGATTTCCGCGCTGCTTATCTCGCATCCGTTGGCCAGGTTACCGTAAAGGGCCAAGTTCGCAATAAGACATCCCCTAACTGGGGTGTGATTGACAAGATCACCAAAGGCTATGGGTATACCTTCGTTGCGGATCGCGTTCCCGTCATTCAGGAGGTGGTTTATCTAAATCAGGGGATAGCGACTACAACTGCTGGTAACACTGCACAAGGTGGCACTACCCCTGCGAGGTTGGCGGCGATGATCAATCCAGTTGGTTATCGGACGCCTGACCTGGTGATCATCGCCTTCGGCATGAACGATAGAGCAGACATCAATTACGTCAGTAACATTGAACAGATCGCCACTGCGGTGCTGGCTGCAGGGGCAGACGCCATTGTTGTAGGTCCCCACCTTACCAATACCTTCAGCGCCTCGTTCAACCAGGAAACGTGGCATCTGATTCATCGTCGTCTGATGGAGTGCGCTGACAGGCTCGGAATTGCGTTCTTCCCTTCCGAGCTTTTTTACGCTGGGAAGAACCGCGGCTATCTGGGGATCAGTGACTACTCCCTGACCCGTGCCAATTTCGCCAACCACCCAGGCCCGTATGAGTACCGAATGCTCGGCGAGGCGCTGGCCAACTCTTTCCTCTGAGGTTTCTATGATCTACGGCCAATCCATCAAGCTTGAAGGCGTAAGTTTTTCTAACTCGGCGCTGCCGGTCCTTCGTGATTTCAAGACCCTGATCGCCGAGCACCCTCATTGCATTGGGGCTTGGCGCATGGACGGTGCCGATCCAATGTCGCTGGATCTTGACGGCGGCATTCAGTCTTTCGGCAACTGGAAGAGCGATGGTTTGCCGCTGGTGTTGGCTGGCGGCCAGCCGGCAAAGTTGGTCGACAATCTGCAGGGCGGCGGCAAGGTTGCCCGCATGGCAGCAGCTTGCGCGTATCAATTGAATGGCTATGCCTGGGATATTGCCAAGAGTTACACCATGGTCGCTGTCTACAAGCCGGATAGTTACAACGCTCTGGGGAATGTCTGCGGCGATATCAACCAAACTGACATGACCAAAACAGCCGCGATTTTCAGCCGAAAAAACGGCACTGTTCCCGCCATCGCCATGTTTGAGGCCAACAACACCCTGTATCAGAACGTCACCAACGAAGGTGTTTTTGTCGCCGCAATGGCGCGGCATGACGCCACAGCGAAGGTGAATTACCTGGTTGGCGTAGGTATCGGATCGACGTCCGCGGCATCATCAGGCGCCGCTGCAGCTGGAACGCAATCTTTCAAAGTTTCTGATCAAGTCATCTACCCCTTCTTGGGAATGGTCGACTTCGTAGCATTGTTTGATATTAACACCGCTACAGACACCGCATTGCAGAGCGCGCTGGCTGATTACATGGCGATACGAGCCAGGGCCGCATAACCCACTACTTGCTGCAGCAAACCCGCCTTGAGCGGTTTTTTTTCGCCTGCAAAACGCTGCGTCCCAAACGGCGCAGCACTTGCGTGAGGTGCATCCATGGCAACCCTTGCCGAAATCAACGCCAGCGCCGGTCCCGATGTGATCATCCGCACATTGGAAATCACATCGGCCGCTTGGCCAGATCCGATCCTCATCTGCAATGGGTTTGACGATCAGACATGCATCACAGAGGACGGGCGCACGCTGACTTTTACCGCTGTGAATGTCGATATCGAGCTTGCCAGCAAGAACAACAAAGGAAACCAGACGCTGGCTTTCGCGCTGGATAACACCACCGGAGAGGTATCCCTGAAGTCTGACCAGGCCATTGACGCAGGGGCGAGGGTGACTGTGATTTATCGCGACTTTCTCGACAGCAACCAATCGGCGCCGGCTGCGCGTCCATATCGACTTACCCTGCTCTCTGGAACGATAAAAGGCGCGATCGCTCAGCTGCAGTGCGGATACTTCAACATGATTTCAGTAGCTTGGCCTCGGCGTCTTTACACCGCGAATGAGTACCCGGGGTTGAGGTATATCGCATGAGTTGGATCAACTGGTACCTGGAGCACGCCGTTTACGTTGATGGTGGGCGAGGCCCAACTGAGTTTGACTGCTGGGGACTTACCCGCCACGTGCGCGCAGAGCACTTGGGTCAGCGTCTTCTCCCTTCCTATGGTGATCTCAGGAACACCGATCCCCGCCAATTCACCCGCGCATATCGGACGGAGGCCGCGATTATGGGTGAGTGCAGTGCCGAGCACGGGTCTATCGCTGCCGTTTTGGTGGGCACAATTTGCACTCACGTTGGGCTGGTCATCGCAACTGACGGCCAGTTACGGATCCTTGAAATCAATCCACAGCGCGGCGCACGTTTTATCGCTTTGCATTCATGGCAGCGCGATCACGTGCGTGTGACCTATCACAGAGATTTGCCATGATCCACGTCTATGCCAGTCGTTTGCATCCGGACAAAGAGACCTACCAAACCAGCACCGCACAGTCACTGCTGTCATGGCTTCACCAGAATGGAATCAGCCCCGAGACCCGCCTCGACATGTTGCCTATGTCGCTTTACCTGAACGGCGATCGTTTGGTGCCAAGCCAGTGGAGTAAAACTGTTTTCCGCCCGGATGATCTGGTCGAGATTTATCGGGAGCCTAAAGGCACGGACCCATTCAGCATCACTTTTGCTTTGATATTCGGAGCAGCGGCGGTGCTGAAGGCTCTCACGCCAAAGATTCCAACTGTGGGCGGCAACTCTCGGGATCAGGGCGACCCGCTTAACGAGGCGAACGCGAAAGGCAACTCTGTAAAGTTGAATGATGTCATTCCTGAGCTAGCAGGCTTCAACCCTGAGCGCTTTCCCGATTATGCAGCGCCTCCGAGGCGGTACTTCGCTGGCCCATATGAGCAGCGGATCGAGATGAACCTGGTAGTGGGTCGTGGGCGCTACCAAATCGCACCAAGCAAAGTGAAGGTGGGCGCTACGCCGATGCTTGCTCTCGGAGATGATGCCCGGTTCCACATATATGAGCCGGGTCAGGACATGTCCGGGGATCCGGCGCATCTCTATTGGTACACAGCCAACGAAGTAGGGGCCAGTTCAAACGGGTCTGCGGGCCTGGAATTGACCGCGACAACTGCTCTCACTCCATCGGCAAATGCGTCGGCTTACCAGTTCGCCGGTAACGCGATCAGCATCCCCGCTGGCGTGGGGGCGTTTCCTGCAGATTGGGATGCTGGAATCGTGCTGAAGGTGCAGGCGCCCTATGTTTACAGCGTGATTGACGGCGGGCTGGACCGGGACATTGTCCGGGGGCCGCTGTGGATGCTGAGCCCGGTTCCTGGGATGCGGATTGAAGTAGCTGGCGCGAACGCAGGCGTTTATGTGGTTAACAGCTACAGGCCTTATGTGCCGGCGATACCGGCTACACCAGGTACGCCTTCGACGCTGACCGGGTCAGCAGCGCCTGCCCGGTATGACTTCAACACGACGTCGCTCACGTTTACGCTTTCTCGATCAGGAACCGCTTACCCCGTCACCCTCAATACTGCTACGACCAATCTGGACGGCCTCATCACCGCGCTAAATACCAAGTTGTCAGAGACCCCCTTTGCTGCCATATCGAGTGGCGGACGCGTTCGGTTCGTAGAGCAGTCTCCATACAATGGGCAGGCCATAAGCGCGAGCGGGGCATCCACGATTATTGGGTCGGCACCTGTCGGCACTATCGGCACAGCAACCACCAGCGGAGCACCTGAGCAGCCTGCCGAAATGACGCTCAGCTACGATAGCGGCGCCCCGGTAACTGGCTTGGCGCTCGGGGAGGGACTCGCCACTATTGGTCCACGCGGCTTGCGCTATCGGATCCTCGGGTTTAGCGCATCTCTGATGACTGTTGAGCGGCTTACTGCCGGTGGGGACGTCGATTCCAGCTGGCCGGGTTTTGACAACATGCAAACCGTAAACGGGGCAATAAATCTGGACCCATCGAACCTGGAGGGCGGCTATCGCGGACCGTTCCCGGCCTGTCCAGAGGGCGAGTTGATAACCGCCATTGAGTTCGACGTCATGTACCCGTCCGGTTTGATCTTCCTGGGGGCCAAAGGCGAACGCTGGCCGCTGGAGGGGTACACCCAGTTCGAATACCGGGACATGAACGGCCCGGGAGCATGGGTATCCGCTGAATTCTCCCAAAGCGCAGCAACACTTGATGCCGTTGGGTACACACACCGCATTGATTTGCCTTACCCCATGCGCCCAGAGTGCCGCCATAAAAAGTTGTTGGTGAATCAGGGAGGCAATCGTGACACTGAATATTTCGACAAGGTGATGTGGCTGACACTCAAAGGGCTGATGCAAGGATCATCGCGCACCAGCTTTCCCGGAGTGACCATGCTCACAGCGGATATCCGCGGAGGTGACCGAATTTCATCGCAGACTGAAAACAAGGTATCGGTCGAATGCACCAGAATCCTCCCGGTCCTGCGCAATGGTGTATGGCAGCCGGAGCAACCCACCCGAGAAATTTCCGCGTGGATTGGACACGTAGCCCGAGACGTCGGCTATTCCGATACGCAAGACATCGATATCGCGGAGCTTGAGCGCTTGGAAAGCACTTACTGGACACCTCGAGGTGATGCTTACGACAAGATCATAGACAGCCCTGACACCGTTAAAGGCAGCATGATCGAGGCTCTAAACGCCGGCTTCGCAGAGCTGTCCATTGACCGCGGCGTACTTGTACCGGTTCGCGACGGTCCCCGAGGTTCCGCGTTCGATGCCGTCTACAACCCTCAGGTCATGACAGATGATCTGGAACTGAGTTTCAACGGCCCGGATCTGCCAGACGAGTACGATGGGGTAGATGTTGAATACTACGACCATCGAACCAGACAGAACGAGGTTGTCCCTTGCCGTTTGCCAGGGGATGCCGGTTCGCGGATTTCGAAGCTCAAGCTGGAGGGAGTCACAGAGCGCAATCGTGTTTGGCGCTGGGGAATGCGCGAGCGGCGGAAACTTCAGTACAGACGGAAATCCTTTACTTTCAATACTGAGTTGGATGCTCTAAATAGCGGGTATGGCGACTACGTCGCGCTCGGTGTAAGCGTGTCCGGGTATGGCCAGAGCGCTGAAGTCAACGCCTATGCCACCCTTGGCGATGGCTCCCGGCTGATAGGTTCAACCGAGCCGCTCGATTGGTCTCTGCCGGGTACATATAAGGTCGTGCTTCGGCGCAGGGATGGTTCGGCCTCCGGACCATACGTGGCAACGTTTGTCAGTGAGTACCAGTTCACCATCCCTACTCTGGATTTCGAGCCGGATATGACTGGTGAAACCGAGCCGCCCATCATCCAGTTCGGGCACGAAAGCAGATGGTGTCACCCTGCGCTAATTACTAGCGTCAAGCCGCGGGGTACCAAAGCCTGCGCGGTTGAGGCAGAAATCTACGATGAGAGGGTGTATGCCGACGACAATAATTTTGCCCCGGCTTAACCCCAAAGTCTTCACAGCCCGCCTCGCGCGGGCTTTTTTTCGCCTGGAGTAAACGATGGACGTGACCGAGAAAGATCGCGATATTTTGGCGCGTACGCTTTGGGGCGAAGCGCGTGGGGAAGGATTGGCCGGCATGGTTGCCGTGGCCTGGTCGATCCGCAACCGGGTCGAGGATGGAAAGGCGAGATCGTGGTGGGGCGAGGGCTATGCCGGCGTCTGTCAGAAGCCATACCAGTTCAGCTGCTGGAACAAGGGCGATCCGAACCAACCGTTTCTGTCGGGCGCACGGCAGATTCCGTTCAGAGAGTTGGCCCAGTGCCGCGTGGCTGCTGACCTGGTGATTGACGGAAAGGTGCCTGACCCAACGAGCGGCGCGACTCACTACTACGCTACATCAATGCCGGCGGCGCCAAAATGGACGGTTGGCGCCAAGAAAACTTTGACTCTCGGCCATCACATCTTCTTCGCCGACGTGCCCTGAGTCAACATCAGTTATGCAGCTGACTGAGCCTTGCTTGAACGGCGTCGTCGAAGATCATGTAAAGCGCTTCGATATCGGCTGGCCGTAGACGCTTGGCTGTTTCGAGGCCCAGTATGAACGCTATCTGCATCTCGCCCTCGCGCTCTATCGCTTGACGATCACTCGCGGCGTTAAGCGCGCGAACGAGGTCATCAATGTCCCCTTGGAGGGATTTTGGTAGTCGAAGCGCATCGATGCGTTCTTGCGGCATTGATCAATCCTGATGTTGATGAGAAGTTGCCGAACCATGACCCCGGTCCACCTTGTGCAGCTCTTCTAGCTGTTTTCGACAGCGCTCAAGCCCAGCGACCCGGTTGCCTAGCAATGAATTCTCCACGTAGCAGTCAGACAGGCGCTTTTGTGATTGCCTGAGCTCGGAGCGCAGCCTATCACGCTCGATTGTCACCTCGGCATTCAGGTCGATCAGTTTGGCAACGTTCCTCCGATAGCGGCTGACCTCCCTCTGGAGCAGATGGCATTCCTCAATGAGCAGACGTGATTGCTGCTCGAGCATTTCTTCGCGGGTGAATTCATCGGGCCATTCGGCCTGTTGGCTGGCTTCCATTTGGTAAACTCTAATACTGTTTGGATATACAGTAATAGAGAATGTCAGTGGAAAGCCACCCACGGTGACGAGCTGCAGGGATTGGATTGTGATTCGGTAGGCAGAACGCCCGGGAAGGGGTGGTAAATCTCGTACCACTTTTTGTACCAATCGATGGGGAAAGCAGGGGCAAACAGTGCCTTTCGGGAGCGCCAGATGCCCATTAAAGGCGCATCCGGCACACACCAGCAAATCCACACATCGTTAATTTTCGCCGCCAAAATCTCCCCCAAAATGAGACCACAAGAGTCTTATTTTATTGGCGTGGTAAGCCGGGAGTTTTGAGAGGCTTTTGAGGGGTGTTTTGAATCTATGCTACTGACACAAAAGGATTTTTAGCAAAAGCGTAGTGTGTCCCACGCCTTGATCCCGTACAGGTGCAACTTTTTATCTGCCATGAGCTTGCCCCCTTTTGGAGATGCTTGGAAAAACGGTGACGGATTATGCCACGTACAAACTGCTAGGGCGCGGCCTGCCGATGCTTTGTCAGTCTTTGCAGGTGTTTCGCGTCGGGTAAGACCTATGTATTACCACGAGGCGATAGCTTAAACCGCTAATATGGCACTTCGACGCTGCGCCCGGGTCTGCTCCAGGTGTCAGTCACACGTCGCTCGCTCGGGGAAATACGCAATGCAGACAGCCTATACCGTCCTTATCTTGTTGACGCTGGTAGGTGTCTCGCGTTTGCTGGCCCGGCTGATCCCGTTACCGCTGCCCCTGGTACAGATCGCCGCTGGCGCCTTGCTCGCATGGCCAACTCTGGGGCTTCATGTGGCGCTGGACCCGGAGCTGTTTCTCTTCCTGTTTTTGCCTCCTTTGCTGTTCTCCGATGGCTGGCGCATGCCCAAACGCGACCTCTGGCGTTATCGCGGGCCGATCCTGACCATGGCAGTGGGGCTGGTGATCTTCACGGTCATCGGCGCGGGTTATTTCATCCACTGGTTGCTGCCCTCCATCCCTTTGCCCGTAGCCTTCGCCCTCGCGGCGGTTCTTTCTCCTACGGACGCCGTGGCTGTTTCAGCTA